GTGGTTCCTGATTGTGGTTCTATTGCATCGACTTCGAGTTTGCTCATTATTCAGTTTCCTTTGGGTTATCTGTTTTAATCTGTGCTATTCTAGCCTTCCAGCTATCTATACCATTATCGTAAATTTCTTCAAGCTGCTTGTCCCATGCTCCGTAGAGCTGTTTTCGGGTTGCGATAATTTTTTGGTTGTTCTCGTAAGTGGTTGCTTGTGCCTCATAGGCATTCAATTGTTCTAGAGTCGGTTTTGGAGTGGCGAGGTTCCATTCTTTGATGTATGCACCTTGACCATTACTGTCGTCTTGTAGAATTACATCAGTTGTGAAATCTACTTCTGCATTTACATACTGTCTAATTTTACTTGATAAACTTGCCATGATTAATCTCCTATCCTGTATGCACCGAAATATGTTGATTGCGCTGCTGATGATGTTCCATAAAATTCTCCATTACCACCATCTACTGTATTAATGTTACCATATAGTTCTACATAATCAGTTGTTCCATTCATATCTACAATAGCGAATATTGATACTGCTGCTTGTCTACCAGGATTAGCAGTAAATTGTATTGTTTGTCTTCTAAACTCTGAACCATTTTTATAGAGTCTAGTTTGTGTCCATTGTAAATTAGAACTTGCTCCTGAATCACCCATAATATTACCATATACAAAATATTTTCCAGCGACTAATGGGGTAAATCTGTAGTTTGTAGTGTTATCATAATATCCATCTGTATCTAAAACTTCGGTATCACATTGTGCTTTAGTAGCTACATTATCTGTAACAGTTTGGTCTGCTGATAAATACGCTTCAAAAGCTGGATAGTTTTGACCTGATAAACCACCATTAGGAACCGTTAACGATGCACCTGTAGGCACCGTAATCGTGTCCCCCGATGCCCCGATCGTGATCGTATCAGCATTCTCATTAATAATGTTATTGCCGCTTTGATCCTGGATCGTGTCTACTTTTAATATAGATGCCATGTTATACTCCTATAAGTGCTTTAACTTCTTCTTCGGTTAAACCCAAGTCTATTAGTTTTTGTTTAGCAGATGCTTTTTTAGTTTCTTTATCTGCATCAGCTTGTTGTAGTTCTGCAATCTTTGCATTAACTTCAGCTTCAGTTGGCATAGTTGCACCATCTTTAATAATCTCTATGCACTCATAGCACATACGTTGGTCGTTAGGAATTTTGTTTCCTTGTGCATCAAACTTTTTCCAACCATACCAATTAGGTGTATCAGTATTAAAAGTGTGTAATGCTTCTTGTAAATAATCTCTATCCATTATGTATCTCCTAATCTAATTACTGAAAAAAAAGTCTTATTAAGTGTTGTATTTCCTTTTAATGTAGTAGACCCAGCAAAAGAACTTGTTGTAAATTTAAATTTATGCGTTGTTATGTTTGTTACATCAAAAATAAATTGACTTGAACTCATAGTATATATTGCAGAAGTTCCTCTGTTTCCAGCGTCTACATCTGCAACAGCTGTATAAGTTGAATCATCTGTTGTTACTGATAAAAACATAACTATTCTTCCATCAATATCTGATTGAAAATCAGCAGTAAAATCTATTTTATAAATTCCTGTTTGAGGAAAACTAAATATACCAGAACTTTCTGTTAATCCTGTTCCAATACCACTCCAACCTGTATTATCAACTCTTTCCCAATTTGTCGTAACATCTGCATTAGTACCAGTATTTGTATCGGCAGATAATCTCCATTGGTCTGCCATTGTGATTCCAACTAAACCATTTCCTGTAACACTTGCACCACTGGCTAATGCAATCGTATCTCCGCTATCCCCTAGGGTTACAGTAGTACCTGATCTTGGTGTAACTTTATTTACTTTTAATTCACTCATTAGACAATGACCAAGGTTCCTGTTGCGGTTACGGTTTCAGTGAAAGTTACTGGACCCGCTAAAACTGCGGATTCAATGACAATAGCTTTATCAATAGTCTCTGCATGAGTATAAATATCCTCTGCACCTGGTTTGTTACCAATGTAAAGTGTCGTATATAAACTATCCATTACTTCTCCTTATGCACTTATTGAATCAACAACGCTCACATATACATCTGCTGACGTTGCAGTATCGGATTGTACTTTTAATACATCTGTATTCTGCATGACAAATTTAGCTCCTCCGGTTACCAGTTCAATAGAACTTGCTGGGGGTACACTTAAATCTTTTGCAATGTATCTGTCCGTTGATCCTGTTACTGAAACCCAAACATCAATCGCAATCGCTGCAGCTGTTGTATTGGTGACTCTGATTCCAATTACCGCGTCATTTGAATCTGCTGTAAATACCGTTACTGCACTGTCTGTTGCTTCAGCGCTATATCTTGTAAAATCTTGTGCCATATATCCTCCTTATATTAATTTTTAGTTTTATTCAAGTATTTAATAGCAAATTGTAAAAAGTTAACATTATCTTTTAATAGACCGATGCCAGTATTACAATCACTGCATAATAATCCTCTAATTTTACCTGTAATATGACAATGGTCTACAGCAAAAGCTCTTGGTTTATTTCGATATTTGCCATTATTATTTACACCACAGATAGCACATTTACCCTTTTGTTTGGATAATAATTCATTATATTCATCTAATGAAATGCCATATGCTTTTTTTAATTTTCTGTTTTTGTCTGCTGTATAGTCATAAATATTAATGCAGTTTTTACAAAAAGACTGATAATATTTTGTTTTAGTTTTTTTGTTTATTCTAAAATGAAATTCATCTAAATTTTTTATATCGTTACATTTAGTACATTCTTTTTCTTTTAAATTCTGTATAAGAACTTTCGACATGCCTAAAGAGCTATACTCATAGCAACAGCAAAACCTGCACTTGCCTTTCCATTTAATTGTGTTTGAATTGCTGAAGTTACACCATTTAAGTAACCAAATTCAGTATTAGTAACTGACCCATCATGTATTTTTGTAGCATCAATTGCTGCACTAGCATTAATATCAGCATCTACAATATTACCAGTTAAATCTAATTTAGAGTATGCAACAGCAGCAGAAGCATTAATATCAGCATTAACAATAACGCCTGAACTAATAGCAGCAACACCAGTATCTGCAATTGTAATATCTCCTGATACTACATTGTCAATCCATTTAGATGTGCCTGTATCATAGAATAATAAAGCACCATCTGCAGGACTTGTAATATTAACATCAGTTAATTCTGATAATTCATTTGCTGTTGCAACTTGAGCATCAACATAAGTTTTAATAGCTTTAGCTGAAGCTAGAGTATCATCAGATGCAGATACTGAAGAAATATCTATATCTACAACACCAGAAGCAAAGTCAGCTACTTCAAGGTTGGTAATACTATTACCTGTGCCATTAGCATCAATAGTTTTATTTGTAAGTGTATCTGTAGTTGCACGACCTACGAGAGTATCACTTGAGGTAGGTAAAGTTAAAGTTCCAGTATTTGTGATACTTGAAATAACTGGAGAAGTTAATGTTTTATTTGTAAGTATTTGGGAGTCTGTAAGTGTAGCAACAATGGTATTATCAATTGCGAATGTTACTGTATTACCAGACCCTGAAGTATCTATTCCAGTTCCACCTGTAAGTGTTAACGTTTCACTATCTAAATCAATAGATAATGCACCACCCGTATCAGCTTGAAAATCTAAATCTTGTGCAGTAACTTGAGAGTCAACATATGCTTTAATAGATTGTTGAGTAGCTAATGCAGTATCACTATCAGATGATAATGTATCTTCATCAAGTATTGCTGTAACCGTAGCACCAGAAGCTAATTCTAAACTTGTATTTGCAACTAAAGTTGTAAAAGTACCTGCATCTGGAGTTGTACCTCCAATAACTGCATCTACTGTACCTGCATTAATATCAGCTGTATCTGCAACTAAACTATCAGCATTGACTGTACCATCAAAGTATGCATCTTTAAATTCTAAAGAACCTGTACCTAAATCAATATCATTATCTGTAACAGGTACAATAGCACCATCTTGAAATCTTATTTGTTCAACAGGTGAACCTGTAACTTCAACAAATAACCCAAAACGATTATTTCCAGTATCAACAACTAATTTGTTATTTGCATCAACATCAGCAAGTATATCAATATAAGCTCCACCACCTGCAGTACCATCATGTTTGTGACCTGTAGTAGCATTAAAGGCTGCTAATATTTGATCAAATTCATCATTGGCATGTGCTGCTTCAATGATGTCACCTGTAGTAAATGTACTCTGTCTAGTTGCGTATTCTGCCATGTTATTATCTTCTTCCTCCTGGGGTAAATTCTAATTGAAATCCTTTAATGGATATTACATCTGCACTTTCTGTATCATCTATTTTAATTGCCACTGCAAATCCAGAACCTTCAACTGATTGTCTAATTAATGGAACACCTGATGATCCATATACTGCTGTACCATATGTTGATACACCATAAATTGCTGCTCCACCTGCCTCTGTTATATTTATTTTAGTGGGTTGTGGTGAGTTTACATCATCATAATTATATCTTAATGATAATTTTGCATCTACGTTCTGACCTTCTCCTTTATAGTTTAAGTTAACCCTTTGCATATATTTTCTTACACCAGGATCTCCCATAACCATATCTGGAGAACGATAGGTTGCTATAATTTTACTTGTTGAGTTTGCTCTTGTAATAACATTACCAATATCAAACTTATAAACGTATCCATCATAACCACCATAAACTGCAAGTTCAACTTCATTTGTTGTAAACTCTGAATCAACACATGATGGTTTAATTCCTCTTAAATCTGCATATTCAAATCCAACTGAACCTGTATTAGGATTTGCTTTTAATACTGAAATAATTCCTTCTGATGAATTTTCTGCACCTGTAGTTGTAGGATAAAATAACCTATATTGTGATTTATCTCTAATAACTAAAGATGTAATATTGTCAAAACCTATTTCATCAATACGTGCTTGAATTTGTCTAGATATAGAGCCTAATTCAACATCACCAATTTTATCTGTACCTGCAATATTTCTTAATCCATCAGGTGCAAGAAATATAATATCCCCAGCTAATTCTTGAATAGACCCACCATCTAAACAACCAATTTGTCTTGTTACAGGTTGAACTACAAAATCTGATTTAGATGAGCCAGCAAGTTTAAATATTTTATCTTTACCAAAAACATATAGAACATCCCTAAATACTTTTAATCCTACTATTTCAGTATCAACTCTAAAACTACCAGCACCATTTGCAGTTAAAAATCCATCTTCATTAAAAGGCTCTGAAAATACAACTTCTTCTGGATTAGAAGTCATACCTGCATAAAATACATGGTCTCTAAATACTTCTACATATTTAGGATATTGAGGAGCATTAGTTCCATTAAATGTAGTTACACTATTTGATGTATCTATACTTAATGCATATTGATCAACCGTTGTTGTAACAATTAATTTTTGAGTACCATCAAAATTTATAGTTCTAAAATTATAATTTTTTGTAGGTGTAGTTAATCCTGTTGTTACTGATGTCCATGAAGATGAATCCGTTGCTCTATGAATACTACCACCACGACCTGCATAAACTTGACCATTAAATACGGCTGACATAACCACTCGTTCATCAGATGATGCAACTAAAGGTACAACATTAGAATTATATTTTACTGTACCATTAATTCTTCTATATCCGCCTTCAATGTCAGGCTCAAAGTTTTGAAGCTGTAAAGCCTCACCAGGTTGCATAGAGAATACGTCTTTGTTTAAGACTAATCCACCAGCACAGCTAACAACATATGGGGATATTAAATCTGTTGTTGGCATGTATTACCCTTTACTGTTTTTTATTTTCTTGCAATAATTTAATAGCTTGTTCCAGAGGCATATCTACGCCAATAGTAATTCCTAGTGCTTTTTCAATTTTGTCTTTAATAGTAGTTCCTGGCATATCTGCTAATTCTCTAGCAGAAATTCCTGGTCCTTTATCACCACTAGCTACTTGCATACCATTGGATTCCCTTTTACTATCTCTATTCATGCGATAGTTAATATTATCCTCTGTCATTTTCATTTCATCTCGTTTCATAACAACTCCTTTATATCTTGCTCTGTTGCTGGTTCTTTAGGATCACCTAATGCTTTAAATCCTGGATTATTTAAAATCTGATTAATATCAATAGATTCTCCCATCATATCTGCTATTTTCTTTTTTTTATTGATAACTGCTTTCTGTTCTTTAGTTAATTTTGCAAGTTCAATATTAGTTTTCTTTTTAGATGAATAATCTAAATTATCTTCTCTATATTTATTTTCTTCTCTTTTCATTTATATAAACTGTACATTAACACTACCAGATAATACTCTATCATCTCTCATATAATCTTGAGGTGAAGCATAATCAACTTGTAGTAATCTTAATTTTCTTTGATAATCTCTGTCTGCTAATTGTGCATGTTGTGGATCAGATCGTAACATATAAGTATAATATTTACATCTATCAATAATTAATGGTGAAAATCTATCAGGTAAACTAATAGTATCACCATAAGCAGATAAATCTGTATGAGTAGTATAATACCCATATTTAATTATATAATCACTTCTATCTGGTATTGGTGTTAAACCAAAATATCCATAATCAGGTTTTCTATATACAGACACAGGCTTATCAAAAGAATCATCCCCTGGTCTATCATCAGTTGGTTTTCTATTTTGTAAAAAGGCATCATAAGTTATAAAAGTTAATTTAGTTGGAACTAAAGTATTATCTCTTACTCTAGCATAATCTACTTCTAAATTATCTGTTGAATCATTATCTAGTGTAATATAAGTCGTAAAAGCTGTAGCTGTAAAAGTGGTATCTAAAACATTACCTTCACCTGTATTAGTTACCGATACAGTAGTATTTAAATTTGTAGTATCACCAGCAGATGTTCCTACTTGTACTTTTAAACTTGAACCAGATGATGAAGTATCTACTAATCTAACTTGTATTCTGTATTGTCTATTTTTAACTGTACTAATAGTTTGATATACTGCAGAATTATTTAATAATATTCTACCATTGCCATTAGATGAATAACTCGGAGAACCAGATGAAGTTGTCCAGTTACTAATACTAGAAGTAAATTCAGGATTAGTTAATAATTCACCAGAACTAATAAGAAAAGAATCCCAATCAACTTTACGCATGTTTGCAGGTAAAGCATATTCCTGTTGACCAACATAAGTTTGTTGTGTAGTCTCTGTATAGAGTATAGGAAGTTCACCTGCTTCGTTGTAAATGTCATGAATAGATTTATTAACAAAATCTTTAACTGCAGTTTGAACACCTCTGCTACTTGCAAAAGTTCCTGAAGTTAGTTCTGTTTCATTTAACTCACGAAGAGTTCTATTTACTAATTGCAAATAGGTAGTTGCCATAAGTTGATGGGATCCTTTGTTATATTACTTAATATTTACTTTTTTTTCTTTTTTAGATTCAGGTAATTCCTGCTCTAATTCTACATGAAGTAGACCATCTTTCATTTCAGCACCAACTACAGTAGTGTAATCAGCTAATTTAAAAGATTGGTTAAAAGCTCTTTCAGCAATACCTTTGTATAAGTAATCAGCGTTCTTCGGCATTTCTACCTTGCCTGATACTTTCAAAGTATTTTCCTTGCAGCTTACATCAATGTCTTGTTTTGTAAAACCTGCAACTGCGAAAGTAATTTTATATTTTCCATCTTCTACTTTCTGTATATTATATGGTGGAAAAGTTGAAGTTGGTAATTTTGATAATTCATCAAACATAGAATCAAATCCTACTGTAAGTGAATTAAATAAAGGTAACATATTTAATGTCATTTTTTATCTCCTTGTTGAAGCGAGTTATAAAATGGAACCCATGTGGCATTCCAAGTACTCAAGGGGGGAACTTAATCCCCCCAAGAATTTTATTTATTAACTAAAAGTTACTGTTTGTGCGTCAGTATCAGCAGCGTTTCCACCTTGATCAAGTGAAATCATAGTTGCCCATACTCTAACTTTAGCATTGATTGCTCCTACAGTCACAGTCAATCTGATGTCATCACCAGATGAATATGCTTTAGAGTCATCAACTAAAGTTCTCTGACCAGCAGCGGCTACAGTCCCAGCAGCTACATATACAGCAGCACCTGAACTATCTCCTAAAGCTAATTCACCACTGTTTCCAGCAGTGTCAGCAGTCAGTACGTCAAAACCTGCAGCAACTACCATTGTGTTAGCGGGAATACCGATAACATCAAAAGTGTCAGTTGCAGCATTAGTTGTAGAAGAGAAATCTACAACTTCTGACATAACTCTTACAGCATCAGAAGATGCTTTGATTATTCTATTTGTATTAGAACTATTATAAGCAGTCATTGTTTATTTCCTCCTATTAACCGATTGTTATAACGCCAGAGAAAACTGCATCGTCTCGTAAAATTTTTCTTCCGAATACGTGTAGTCCTCTAACGATATCTGCGAATGAATCAGGGTCTCTGATTAATTCTGTTTTAGCAATGTGATTAGCAGTTGCAACTGCAGACATGTGTCCATATAAGAACGCATATTCATTTGCTCCAGATGAACCAAATGTTTTGTTTGCAGCATTTCCACTAGATACAGCAATCGCATTAGTCATGTACATATTAAAACCAAATAATGGTCTGTCAGTGACTTTACCATTTCTGATTTGTGATACACCACCATCAGCAAGAATTGACTGATCTGATAATTTAGCACCTGCTTTTCTTAATTGTTGAAAGAATGCAGGCGGTGCAACTAACCATCTATTTTCTTCTGGTACGTCATTACCATCAAGAACTGTCTTTGCAGATGATACAACATCTGCTAATGTGTCAACAGTAGCATCACCATCGATTGGTGAACCATCTGTTCCAGTATTACCAGCTGAAGTTGCAGCATTGTCATAAATGTGTTTTAACACATTAAAGTCATAGTTTCTTTTTAGTGAGTATGCACCTGAAGAAGTTGCAAGTGCTTCAAAGTTTACATGAGATTGTCTTTCTTCAATATCATCTACTTTGAAAGCAAAGTATGAACCTTGATCAACGATAAGAGTAACTTGATCGTCAGCTAAATCTTGAGTAGAAACAGCTGTACCTCTCGCATAATCTTGTACAGTGATTGTAGGTTCTTTTATTATTTTAACAGTATCACCAAAGTTTTCAATTTCTCCAGCATAATCAGTGTTAGTAATATCTTCTACCACTGATGCTCTTCTGAAGAATTTTTGAACCTTTTGGCTAAAAATTTGTGGAGTGAAATTACCTGAAGGTAAGTTTCCATATCCACCAGCACTACCAAAAGCCATATTATTTATCTCCTATGTTAAGTAGTTAGTTTAGTTTAAGGTTTATTGTGTAATTCTACCTTCTAAACGTGCAAGATCAATATCTTTCTCATACTTCTCATATTCGTGAGGTTTCAATTTAGAAATCTCACCGATAGTCCAAACTTTTTTCTTTGGCATATCAGTATCAGTACTTTTCTTAGTTTTGGTTACAGCCTTAGCAGCTTCTTTTTTTACATCTGCTTTTTCCTGTTTGTTTAACTTACTAATGCCTGCATCCATTTTATATAGATCTAAAGCTCTAGCAGCTAATGACGCATTAGATGTATTTTCATACAGCCAACTTTGTATAACAGGATCTTGCTTACCAGCCCATTCATGAAATTCTTCTTTTTGTCGAATGTCATTAAAGTCTGGATGTAGTTTTAAAAGTTCTACTTCAGCTTTTTCCCTAGCAATTTGTTCTTGTTGAGATTGTAGAAATTGATATTTTTCTTCAACTTCTTTTGCTCTTGAATCTGCCTTGTTCATAGCGATGGTTTCAATCATCTCATAAACATCAGGATATTCTTTTCTCCATTGATCTAATTCATTTGTAGATTTAGGAGGAACAAATTGTTTATTACTTGATCCTAACTGAGTTCGAACTTAACGAAGTTCATTTTTATTTTTTGAAATATAATAACCGCATTGCCGCATTAAACTAAGGATATTCACTTGTTTTTTTATGACAATTTGCATAATGTCACATTTCTATATCTTGTTCTACTCTAAAGAAAATCATAACATCTCCAGTATTAGCGTTTCCTGACAAGTCTTGGCAGCGTACAAAAAACTCATAGGTCTGACCTGTTTTTAAACCTGCAATTGTAGTTGTATGATATCTTTTTGTTCCATCGTCCTTTAATCTGGCTCTCATTGACGAATAAGACGTGCCTTGTTCCAAAGAATAGCGGCAATAAGCAGGCTCATTAGTGCTTATACCAATCACAGTGCTGGAAATATCGCTCAAAACATCGCCAGTTGGATATTGATTGGTTCTTAGGGGCGGAGTAAAATCATCCGGCTCTTTAACTGTAAAAGAAATGACAAAATCGTCAGCATTTATATTATTATGCTCGTCAATGCATTTAATATAATAGACATATTCTTGCCCTTCGCTCAAGCCAGTCACTTGGGCAGAATGATAAATCAAATCAGTGCTTTCAAAAAGCCTATTCATTGAATAATAGCTTACTCCCTCAACGGTGTTGTAACGGCAAACAGCTTTTTCATCGGTTTCCAAGCTGATAAGCATTTTGCGTGTTTCAGCCGGCAATTGCCCAGAAGGCTGGTTCTTAGAACGATATGGAGGGGATTCATCAGGAGTTTGGTCTGAAGAGACTGAATCTTCCTGTTCTGGAGAAGGAATTGTGTCCTGCTTCTGGTAAACAGGCGTTTGAGGCAAACTGGTTTTAAGTGTTTTTTCGTCTGGCTGGAAAAAAACAGTATAGACAATAATGCCAACAATAACAATCAGCAGAATAGCTATGACTTGAATTTGTCCTTTTTGTTTATTCATAGTCGGGGTATTCGGATTTGCACCGAAACTAAATTCTCCCGAAGAACTCGTGCTACTATTACACTATACCCCGAGTTTCATACTAAACAAATGTGACATTTTACAGAATGTCGCATTTCTATGTCACCCAATACTTTTGTTTAGTCATTTTATCCTTTTTTGTTCTTATTTTGTCACATTCTTTTTGTGACATTTTAGCCATTTCTCTAAGATTTTTATCATTTAGTTTGCCTAATTTATTGGTTTCTTGAACTAAAAAGTCTTTTTTGTTCTTTTTAGGGTCATTTAAAACATACCCGAGTAAAATATCCAAGATGTATCCTATTTTTGGGCCTGGCTTAATACCTAATTGTTTAATAACATCATTGCCTGACACTTTAAGCATTTTAGCTGAAATTGGGTCTTTGGACACTTTTTCAATAACATATTTTAAATGCCGCAATTTATAGGGCTCAGCCTTGGGAACCCCTGAGCCAATCCTGTCAGCCATTCTAACCTGCAGCAATTCTTCCATACTTTCCGGACCAACTTGCCTGACTAGCCTTCTAA